TAGAATTAAATGAATGGATTAAAAATAATAATAGTTTATTAGAGTTAGATTTTATTAATTAATTAACAAATACTCATAATATTTTATTAAATAAATATAAATAAAAAACTAGGTTCTCATATAGTAAATTAAATATAATATAAATTTAGAATGATTTATATTATTTATAATGAAACTATTATTTATAGTGCTTTTTTAGATTATATATCAAAAAAAATAACATTTAATAATGAAGAACATACATTTGATATTATTATAATAAAAAATAAGTTTTCATCCATATTTAAATTTTTAAATTACATCTTATTGATAAATAATAACTATTATTATACAGAAGATAGTTTATTATACTTACCTTTAAAATTAAAAAATATTTATAAAAAAAAATTTTTGATTCATCATGAATGGAATGATCAAATAATATTAAATTATTATAATAAAAATCTTTTTCGAATTGAAAAAAATCAAGAGATTTCTTCATTTGAAGATAAAAATAATAAAATAATTATATATTGGAACAATATAAATAAAGAAACTTTTTTTAAAATAGATAACTATTCATATGCATCATCTTATATATATAATATTTATCAACAATCTTTATTAAAAGTTAAATCTATATTTCTTCCCATATATATTTTTATGCATGTATGTTGTATAGAAAATTGGAAAGAAATTTATTTAGATCAAATAAATACAATAAAACAATCCGGTTTATATGAAAAAGTAGATTCTATATATGTTGGTATATTGGGAGAATTTGATAAAAATGATTTTGAAGATTCTAAAATAAAAATATTATACACTGATTATCGAACAAATTTTTATGAAATTAAAACAATTAATTATATGAAAGGATTCTTGGAATCAAGTGAAATAAAAGATGCATATATTTTATATATTCATACAAAAGGAGTTAGAAATGCAGGAAATAAAGAAACTATAAAATCGTGGAGAAAAATGATGGAATATTTTTTGATAGAGTGTCATGAAAAATGTTTAACTTTTTTAGAAGATTATGATACTTTAGGGTGTAATGTAATAAATAAGGGGGATATAAGAGTAAATAAAGATCATGCTTATCATTATTCTGGAAATTTTTGGTGGAGTAAAAAAAGTTATATAAAAAATTTACCTTATTTAGATATTGAACTTAGTCAAAAATCAGTTCAATTACGATTTCGGGGAGAAAATTGGATATTATCAGCATATCCTAATACAAAAGTTGGTGTTTTATTTCAAGATAATACAAATATACATCCATATAATAAATATGTTTTTGATTATTATAAAGAAATGAAATTTTTTGTAAAAAATTTATTAGAATGGAATAAAGAAAATATATAAGTTATATTATATAATGAGTAATATATTAGATCCAGCTTATTTACAAGGATTACAACAAAAAATACCCGTTTTACAAGATGATACATTATTACAACATATTATAATTTATGCTAATAAAATGGCAAATAATGAAGATATTAATCCTATTTTAAGTAAAATTAATGAATTATTAAAATCTCAAAATAACATATATTTTCAATCTTATACATATGCAAATAATAATGAAACATCATACGTAAAAGCTCATAAATTAAATACAGCTAGTATAATAGAAGCTATTATAGAATATACTCTTCATTTTTATGATCCATCATCTTGTCCAGATTTAATTAGTATGGAAATAAATAATATTCCAAATAAAAATTATCCAAAAAATATAAAAAAAAGATTTAAACAAAAAATGGAATTATTATCAAGTACTGAATACATATCATTTGGAGATTATGTAGTAGAGTATTTCAATTCACTCGAGTCTAATTATCAAGAATTTAAAAATACATTAATAGCAATAGCAAATAAAATATATTATTTACAACAATTTGGATTTATACATGGAGATTTTCATTCTGGAAATATTTACATTAATCGTCAAAATGGACAAATTCGTATTATTGATTTTGGATTTAGTTGCATTCAATTGCCATTAAACAATAATACTTTATCTACTTTTTTATTATGTGTTCCTGTAACAGAATATAAAGATCCAAGAAATACTCAATTAAGATTACCATATAATGATGATATAAGAAAGATTGATTTATTTCATTTAATATGCAATTTAGGTAGTTACAATATTCCTAAATTAAATAATTTTATAAATAATATTTTTGCAGATTATAATAAAAATTTAATAAAAAATAAAATAAAAAGTAATTATACACAACATTTATTAACATGTTCAAAAGATTTATTCGCTATTAATGATTTTTTTAAACCAGAAATTTTTATTACAAAAATTAATGAAATTTCAATGAATAAAAAAGCAAATCAAAATAATACATCTATATTAATAGAAAATTCTATAGCTTCTAGAAAATTAAGATTTAACAATATGAATGAAAATTAATTTATTGGAATATATGGGTTCCCTTTAAAATTTTATTTTATTTTTATAATATAATGAGTATAAAAATAAAAATATACCATGTATCTTGGGATGATTATTTATTATTAGATATCTCACAAAAAAAATTACATAGATTAACTAATATAAATGAATCTGGTAATTTTAATATAATAAAAAATATACTTACTATAAAATGGGATAATTGGGGAAAAGAAATATTTATATCAGATGATGATAATCAAATATTTTATTATTGTGATGAAGTTATGTTTAAATTACAAAACTTTCAAGGATTATGTTATGTTAACTATAAACAAAAAATATTAACTCGTATATCAGATTATAAAAGAGGTAGAATTAAAGATAATGATTTAGAATGGATAGAAAATGATTATTATATATCATTAACAGATATATTTAAGAAAATACCAAATACTATTCATTTTGTTTTTGGTTTAGTTGAACAAAAAGAAGAATTTAATTTATATAGATATATTGCAATAAAATCAGCATTTGAAGTGAATAAACCTGATGTATTATATTTTCATTATATTTATGAACCCTGTGGATATTGGTGGGAAAAAATAAAACCATTATTAACCTTAAATAAGGTTAATCCTATAGATGAAATATTTGGTAATAAAGTTTGTCATTATTCTCATATGGCAGATATTATTCGACTTCAAAAATTACATGAATATGGTGGAATATATTTAGATATTGATACTATTTGTTTAACTTCTTTTTCCAACTTATTATGTTATGATTGTGTATTTGGTGAGCAAAAAGATATTAATTCTGATGAAATATATGGTTTATGCAATGCAGTTATATTATCAATTCCTAATTCAAGTTTCATAAAAAAAATATTGGATAGTTATCAATCTTTTAGATCAAAAGGAAGAGATAAATACTGGGACGAACATTCTGTTATTGTTCCATATCAATTATCAAAAAAATTTCCATCTGAACTAGAAATTATTGATAAGAATGCATTTTTTTATCCATTATGGAATAATATAACAGAAATATTATTTTCAGAAAACTTTGATATTATGGAATATAAAAAAATAATAAAAAATAATTATTGTATTCACTTGTGGGATACATATAGTTATGATTACTTAAAAGAACTTACAGTTGAAAAAATATTAACACAACCAACTATTTATAATATTTTATCTAGGAAATTTGTACAAAACACTATTAGTATTTTGATATTAACAAATAATAATGAAAATGGAAATGAGCAGAATTTAGAATCATATTTGGAATCATTAGATAATGAATATATTGAAGAACTAATTATTTTTGATAATAATAGTAATAAAGAATTTACAGATTATTTATTAGATTTTCAAGATAAAAATAAAAATAATAAAATTAAAATTATTTTTTCCAATGAAAACTTAGGTATTTCAAAAGCTAGAAATATATTATTTAATGAAGCAAATGGAACTATTATTATAAGCATGGATTCTAATTGTAAATTACTAAATTCCGAATTTTTTGAAAAAGTTATTCAATTATTATATAATGAAAAATATGGAATAATTGGAATAGAAGGATCAAATCTTAAAAGTTGGTTTCTTGGACATATGGAAGATATTCCAGATAATGATCATAATGAATATATTGTTGATCATATTTATGGATCTTGCCAATGTTTTAGAAAAGATTTATTTGAAGTTGGATTTAAAATCGATTTGATTTATGATAAATTTTGGATAGAAGATTGTGATTTATCACAACAAGCAATGGCTTTAAATAAAGTTAATTATCGAATTGCACCACATAATAGATTACAGAATAATTTGTCCCATGATAATTGGTTAAATATAGGAAAATTATATAAAGATTTATTTATTAAAAATTGGGAATATTTTGCAAATAAATGGAATAATATATGATTTTTATATATAAAAACAATAGATGGAAATAAATTTGAATTGGAAGTAAATCCATCTAATTCTATTTTATCATTAAAGTACAATCACAAAGATTATTATTTCAAGGATATCTATTAGTAGATGAATATAGTCTTCAAAAAATAACTATATTATACATCTCTTATTATAAATGATATAAAAATTGATTATATTTATAATTTCATGTCTTATAATATATATTATATTATAAATTATGTCCTCTATCGATGAAATAAAAGAACAACTTTTATATTCAAATGAGGAAGAAATTTTCACAAAAATTGATACATATGGACGAAATATTTTCCATTGGATATCTTGGAAAGGTTTCTATGATTTACTTTTATTAGATTTTTCTTTTTCGCTAAATAATATTATGTGTCAAAAAGATAATTATCAAATGACTCCTTTTTTCTGCGCTTGCCATCAGGGTCATTTAAATATTGTTAAATATTTTTTTGAAAAATACCGATATTTTATTAACATAAATGAAAAAGGACAGGAAGGATTAACTGCATTACATTATGCAGCCTGGAATAATTATTCAGAAGTAGTAACGTTCCTTTTAGAAAATGGGGCTAGCCCAAATTTAGAAAGTTACAAATATTTAATTCCATTGCATTTAGCATGTACTGATAATCATATTGAAGTTGTTAGAATTTTAATTAGTAAAACAAATGATGTTAATCATCGTGATATTTTCAATAGCACATCATTACATTTATTAGCTAAAAATGGTAACTATGAACTTATAGAATTATTACTTTCTCATGGGGCAAATATTAATCTAAAGGATACTCTAAAAAGGAATGCATTACATATAGCTGTTGAAAGCAAAAATATGGAAGTGTCATTGGTTTTAATCCAAAATAAAATAGATATTAATTCTAAAGATTCTACTGAAATGACTCCATTACATATTTGTGCCAGAAATGGAAATTTACAACTAGTTAAATTATTATTAGATTATGGCGCAATTATTGATGATAGGGATTGGTTTAATTCTAGTGCTCTACATTATGCGGCGGTTAATGGATATAATGAAGTCGTATTATTTCTTATTGATAATAAAGCAGAAGTAGATATTCACGATACGGATTACAATACACCACTGCATGCAGCATGTAGTTCTGGTCATAAAAGTGTGATTGATATATTATTAGAAAAAGGCGCAGACATTAATTCGACAAATTGCCGAAATCAAACCTGTTTGCATATTGCTGCATATAATGATCGCCCCGAAATTTGTTTATTTTTAATTTCACGTGGATTTGATCCATATAAAATGGATGAGGATTACAATACACCTATTACAGCATATGGATGTGAATTAGATGAAGCAGATGAATATATGGCGGTAACTGCAGTAGAATGGTATCGTCCCAAATTAAGCCCACAAAAAAAAGAACAACGCGTAACCGAGCTTATTGATACGCGAAATGCTTATCTCTTACAACAACTGCGTAATGAAAATTGGTCCAGAAGATGGCCATTTATGCAAATGATTGTTGGCTGTGGTTATTTACCATTAAAAGATAAATTAAATTATGACCTTAATGTAATTCCACATATGGAAACATTGGAAGAAATATTACGAGCTTATAGAAGATTTTTGGTATTTGCCAATATTAATCTATCGCGACAAATTTCTGCCTTTCTATAAAAAATGAAAATTAAATTTATTATAATATATTTTCTTATCCTAGAATTAGAAAAATTATGAACGAAGTTCAATTTCATAATCTATTACAAAAATGTTATAGAAATACTGATTTTGTACTAGCAGCAGTAGATCGAGATAATACTTTACTTAACCGGAAAGATGTAACAAGTGAATATACACTTCTTAATTATGCATGTCTATTTCAAAATTTCGAATTAGTCAAAGGCTTAGTCAAAAGGGGGTGCAATATAAATTCAATAGATTGTCATGGTACAGAACCACTCTATTGGGCGGTTGGAAGTCACAATAAAAATATTGTTTCTTTTCTTTTGAAAATGGGTGCCAATCCTTCTTCAAAATCTGACTTCTGGACGGCACTAGGAAGTGCAGCTATATATGCAGATTTAGAAATATGTATAATGCTTCTTTCTTATGGCGCAGATCTTTATGAAACAATGTGGGGTATAGTTGGTAATGTAAAAGAAAATTCTACGGCACTTGAACTTTACGGAGAATTTTATGGAATTGATTCTGATAAAAAGAAGAAAGACTGTGATTTACTTCAATTAGTATGGGCTAATGGCCCACATCCGAGTCAAGTAAAACGACGGATTTGGGAACGACGATGGCCTTTTATGCAAGTAGTCACTGGCAACGGATATCAACCACTTGAATATCGGCTTAAATTATTACGTACATCTGCATTACCAACATCATCGCATATTCCAGATGTTGATATTAACACACCAGAACAACTACATGCTTTTCGAGTGGGACTAGTTTTTTCATCGTATGGAAATTTTCGATTAATTGTATCTTACCTATAAAGGATCCATCCTATTTATTATAATATTAAAAATTGACAGCTAATTTTTAACATTTTATTTTTCATTATAATAAGTAATGTTTGACCATGTCCGACAACTTGAACGATGAGTATTTCGCACAACTCATGTGGGATGCAAGGAATGATAATACAGATGCTGTTCTTAGAGGAGTAGATCTTCACCCTAGTCTGGTCAACAAACTTGACAAAAACCATACACTTCTCCGCTGGGCCGTTATGAACGGAAACGATGAAATGACGGAAGGCCTTCTAATTAGAGGTGCGAAAATACAAATAGATGATTCGTGGAATGTACTGATTGATGCCTGTATTAATGGCTGTTTTTTTTAGTACGTCTTCTACTTGATCATGATGCAGATCCATGCTCGGGATCAGATAACTTTAGTGCTCTTGGCTTCGCTGCTCAACAAGGAAATTACAATGTGTGTAGTCTGCTTATCGCAAGAGGTGCTAATCTGATGGCAATTCATAAAGGTAGCAATATATTGGCAATCTACGGAAGTACTAGCACTCATCATCCTAATTATCCTCCTTTCGTATCGTTTGAAACTCAAAAAGACAAGCTTATGGAGCAGTGGAGAATGGGTCCACACCCATCACAAGTTCAGCGTCGCGCTGACGAGATTTGGGTTCGAAGATGGCCAATGATGCAGGTACTTGTTGGACACGACTTTCTGCCACTTGCAGCCCGTCGTGCTATTCTAACTGCCGCTGCTCTTCCACCATCTGTCTCAATCCCTCCTCTCGACATCAGCACAACTGAAAAGCTGCGTGCCTATTTGATTGGTATGGTGTTTGGAAATTCTGATATTGCAAAACAAATCGTAAAATTCCTATAACATTAAAGGGTTTTGAAATATTCTTCCCTACAAAAAAGATTATAAAAATTGATAAATAAATTTATAATAAGTAATGTTTAACCATTTCTAGAAATAAGAATCCAAAGTAATTTTATAGGTAAGGAGGGGATAGTGGGGAACATTGGTTCCCTGCTATGTCGTTAGAAGAATTATTGATGGGTGCCTATAAAGGCAAAATCGATTTTGTTCTTTCTTATATATACTATACAAATCCAAATGATATGTATCTTGATGAGAAACTTTGTATTTGGCATCGCATAAAAGAGTATTTACAAAATAATGGTAAAACATTGCATAAAAATGAAACAGGGTACAAAGAAAGTACATGGAACGAGTTGATGTATGCTTCTTACTGCAATCAAATTCAAATAGTCAATCTCCTTCTAGACCGCGGTGAAGATCCATCTTTTGGAACCAATCGGAATACACCTCTTACACTGGCGGCAGATGTTGGAAATCATGATATTTGCATACTATTACTTTCCAAAGGAGCAAACTTGATGGATAGAAATAATATAGGGTCAAATGCACTTTCTGCATATTGCTCTCTAAGTATAAAAGGATTAATCACAATAGATCATGCTGATCTCTATCGCAATGAAATGTGTGCTGTTTGGCGCTCTGGACCACACCCATCTCAAGTTAAAAGACGAGATGATAACTGGACCAAATGCTGGCCGTTCATGAATGTATTATATTCTCATCGATTCCTTTTACTTGATGAACGCAGTAAGCAGCTAACTTCTAGCGCTCTTCCCCATGATGTATCAATTCCACCTATTGATATAAGTACTCCAGAAAAGCGATCTGCTTTTTTGAAGACACTTGTATTTTCAAATAAGGGTCTTGTTAGATTAATTTGTTCATTCTTGCAGGGAACCTAGAAAGGGAACCTAAGGTTCCCTTTAGATCCCTCCTATTCCATCATGTGGAATATATTTATAATAAACTTCAGCCTCCTATTACATCGTATTTATAATAAATTTCAGCCTTGCAGCCTCCTATTACATCGTATTTATAATAAACTTCAGCCTTTCAACCCTCTTATTTCATCATATTTATAAAAAATGACAGCTAATTTTTGTAAATTTTTTTTCGTATTATAACAATTAGTTTGACAAAATGTCACAATTTCGTTGGAACGAAAAGAAGGTGAAGAAGTTGATTTCAAATGGAGGAGATGTTTCGTTTCTCCTAAAAAAACAAAACACTATTTTTGATGATATCAACACATTAGAAGACATTGATCAAGATACAGCTTTATACTGGACACTGGAGAATGGAGATGCTCTACTATTTCTACAACTGTTGAGTATTCCAAAATTGGAACTTCCTGAAGAGATAATTGATTCAGTAGTTTCTGTTAAGCTAAAAAATGGTAATTCATATAGAGATAATTATATTACTTCTATTCTTCAGTCTGTTATTTACAAAGGAGCAAACATTAATGATATAAATGAACTACGGGATGGATATACTCCTTTAGTATCTTGCATTTATTCGGGTGATGATGAATATTGTAATGCTGCTATTCCAATTTTGGTAAATAATCGAGTTGGTACAAATATTAAATGTTTCAATGGTAGAACAGCATTAATGCATGCTATTCGGGACGTGGATATT